AAAAATTATCCGCAGGAATTAATTAAAGGTCGAGAGAGCGCAGAGGCTACGTTTGTATTTTGCTTATGGAAGCAGCCTGATTTATTTGACGATTTTCAGAGAATTAATACCAATGATGATCAGACGCTAAAAACCGAAGATGGTACATTTTATTTCTCGCTTGGGCGACAAATGTATAATCAAGGGTTTAGATCATTTGACAATGTTACAATTTACACATTTCTTGAAAATAAGCCTACTGTCAAAAAGCACTTTGATGAACTTGGAGGTTATGCGACAGTTAGTGAACTTTGCTCATTAGTCAATCCTGAAAACGTTGATGCTTACTATGACAAGATTGCAAAAATGAATACCTTAATGACATTACATGATAAGGGGTTCAATGTGATCGACAACGTAGAAAAGTTTGCAAAGATGACTAATCAAGAAGTGTATGATTATTATGATTACATTTTGAACAGTGTAAGCATTAAGAATACACATGATATTGATGTTGAAACGTTAGAGATTGATGACAAGTTTCTGAAGGAATGTGATGAAGGGTCTGCACAAGGAATTAGCTATGGGGCGCATTGTCCGATCCTGAACTATTTGACTCTTGGTACACCTCTTGGTGATATGTATATGTTCGCTGGACATAGTGGTGTCGGCAAAACTTCTTTTGTCTTTGAGAATATGATTTTGCCAATGACAGAAGATGGTGTGAAGTGTGCGGTAATCAGCAATGAGCAGCGGTCAAAAGATTTCAAGCAGTTGTTGCTTGTTCATATTATGACAACTGAACTTGATTATTGGGGATTAACCAGAAAGAAGTTAAAAATTGGCAACTTCACAGATGAACAGTGGGAATATTTGCGTAAGGCCAAGAAAATATCTCAAGAGAAGTATGGAAACATTCAGTTTGTAAAGTTGTTCGACAATGATATGAACAAGGTCAAAAGGATCATTAAGAAACTTGCCAAGTTGGGGTATCAGGCAATAATGTTTGACACGATGAAATCTGAGGATGAGATTGATGAGGCTATGTGGCAGCAACTTCTTATTCATAGTCGAAAGTTATTTCAGATTACAAGTCGAGAAAACATTTCTCTGATCTGTACCTATCAACTTGCCTTACATACTTTGAACAAGCGGTATTTGGATGCCAGTTGTCTTTCTAATGCCAAGCAAATCAAGGAAGTTTTTTCTGAGATGGTATATGCAAGGCCACTTTGGGATGATGAATACCCCGGAGAAAAGTTTGATGTAAAAGCATACCAACTGGAGAAAGACAGTAGCGGTAAATATACAAATGTACGAAAAACAATTCCATTGGATCGAGATAAGAAATATATTGTTGCATTTCTTGATAAAACAAGAAACGATGATGATAAAATTCAAGTCCTTTATCAATTCAATGGCAGATTCAATCGTTGGAAAGAGATTGGATATTGCTCTGTATTTAATGAACACAAGTAAATTATAAGGAGTAAAAGCAATGGAACATCTGACAAGTACACAACAAAAAATGGTAGAAGATAATCACAAACTCATTTATGGTGCTGCTCATAAGTACAAAATCAATCTTGAAGAATACTATGACGTTCTGGCGATTGGATTGTGTAAGGCAGCTATGGCGTTTGATGAAACGAAAGGTCAGTTCTCAACTTTTGCATATATCACTATGCTTAATGAGTACAATGGCGTATTGAGGCACAATAAGACAAGTAGCGTTATTCCTGCTCAAAATATTGTATCAATGAATACTCGAATGGCCTCAGATGATGGTGATTGTGTCGTAGAGTTTGGTGATATGTTTCCTGATAATGTGGACATTGAAAAAGATACCGCAGAAACGGATTACATACGTTTTCTATGTAAGAAAATTTCAAATCCACAGGAGCAAGAAGTTATCAAGTTGTTGGCTGCTGGATTTACGCAGTCTGAAATTGCGGAGAGAATTGGTGTTAGCCGTCAGCGTATTGGTCAGTTGATGAATAAAATTCGAGCGAAATTGGGGAAATATGCGGCATGAGTGTAGGTTGTTTATGTTCTCATTGTGATGCTGCTGATTGTAATAGACGCAAGGATGATAAAATTCGGTGTACTAAATACAGCCAGTGGGTAAATCCGAATGATATAGGCTGTGATGCTTATGTAGGTGCAATGTCATTTACTGATATGTCACCTGAAAAAATGAAAGAAATCGCAGAACTGTATCACGATTTAATTATGTCAAATAACAAGTAATACAACAAGGAGTGTTTAAAATGAAGAATTGGAAGTTGCCTTTGATTGTTGCAGCCGTTGTAATCGCTGTTGTGATGTTGTGTGTTTTTTCATTCCAAGGGGTTCAGAACAAGGCTATTTCGTTGGAGGAACAGATTAACACAGCACAGTCAGAAATTAAGGTTCAAGAGAAGCGTAGAGCAGACCTGATTCCCAATTTGGTTGACTGTGTTCAGACTTATGACGAACATGAATATCAAACCTTGATGGATGTTGTTAATGCACGTGGTAGTTCCTCTGATGAAAGCGTTCAGGAGATTCAGACCATGATTCAGGCTGTTGCAGAGGCTTATCCAGAACTCAAGAGCAATGAAAACTATCGTGAGTTGATGAATGAGTTGGCGACTACTGAGAATCTGATTGCGAACTATCGCAGTAACTTCAACAAATGGGTTAAGAGTTATAATCAATACGTAAGGAAGTTCCCGAACCGACAGATTCTTGGGATGCTTGGATATGAAATTATTGGGTACGAATACCTTGACTATAATGCTTCTTCAGATGCTCCAACAAATCTGTTTGAGTAAAGGATATTTGCATGAAAGTTACTAAGCGAGAAATTATCTTTAGTGTTGCTATTGTAGCGGTCATGTTGATTTTTGGTATTGTATTATCAGACAAAATCAATGATAGCCTGATGAATTCATATCAAGAATACAATACAGCATTGCAGATCAATGATGATCCTGAATTATTCAGATATGGAATGAGAACAAATGTTGGCAATGCGTTCGTTCATGGCAATTTGGCAGCAGTTGGTTCTGTATCATATCCTGAAGTTGAAGGCCAGTATGCCACAATGACAAAAGTGACTGAGCGATATACGATGCACACCAGAACAGTAACCAGAACACGCACTGTCAATGGCAAAACACAAACTTATACTACAACGGAGAATTATTGGACTTGGGATAGCATTGATAGAGATTATCTTCATGTTGATAACATTTCGTTTCTTGGTGTAGAGTTTCCATATGGAACAATAGACTATTTCCCGGAACATAGCATTACAACCATTTATCAAACCTCACATTTGCGAGATGTATATTATGGTTCTGATTTGGAGTATGAAGGAACTATTTACACAGTATTGTCAGATAACACAATTTCAAATGCTACTTTTTACTGCAATAGTTCTATAGAGGAAACGATTGATTCCTTAGAGATTAAATGGCAGTTGGTTGTATTTTGGATTGTTTGGGTTCTACTAATCGGTGGCCTTGTGTATGGTTTCTATTACATTGACAATAGGTGGCTTGAGGGATAAGTAAAGTTCGATAAGAAGGGAGGGTGATATTATCGTCAATGCCTTGTCATTATCGAATTACTTAACAAACAATGTAGATGCGTGTATTACCCTTCTTGAGTGTATGGGTTTTACACAGATTACATATAGGCAGCATAAAAATGAAATCAGGTTCAGCCGTGATGAAGGTCACAATCCCACAGCTATGCGGCTCAAACTTGACACATTAAAGTTTGATGGATTTTCAATCAATGCACATGGTAATTTGTATTCTCTTGTGATGAAATATGAGAGTATGACATTTCCTGAAGCATTAAACTTTATTGCGGATGAACTTGGATTGCAAAAGAGCCAATTTAGTAGAAAGGTCAAGTATCCTTTTGGCGGGTTCTACAAAGGCTTAATGAAAGAAATTCAAGAGCCGGAGTATTCGATGCAAACATATGATACTTCTATTCTTGATGAGTATGCAGGAAAGTATAATCTCATGTTCTTTCGAGATGGTATTAGCTTTCAAACACAGGAACATTTTAATGTAGGTTTTGATATAGAAACTTTACGGATCACTGTTCCAGAATATACATTGGACGGTAAATTGTGCGGGATTATGGGGAGATTGAACGATAGCAAATGCTCAAAAGATGAACGCTGGTTGCCGATCATTCCATGTTCCCGCAGCCTTACCCTTTATGGATACCATCACAATTATGAAACAATCCAGCAAAAGAACATAGTTGTAATTGGTGAGTCTGAAAAGTTTGTCCAGCAACTTCATTCAATGGGGAGCGGTATTGGCTTGGCAACGTGTGGCTGTGATGTAAGTGATGTTCAGGCCAAGCATATTAAATCTCTCATGACAAATAAGATTATTTTGGCTTATGATGAAGGACTGGAGGAAGATCAGATACGCTTACAAGCTGAGAAATTGACTCTTAATAATGCTGTGTTTAAGAATAAAGTAGGATATGTGTTTGATAAGGACAATAAGATTTTACCAAAAGGAAGTAAAGCAAGCCCATCTGATATGGGTAAAGAGGCGTTCACTGAATTAATACAAAGGCACGTTATTTGGTTATAAATGTGAGTTTGTTTTTAAATAACAACAAATACAATCGCAAGGAGAGATATTATGGCAAAGCGAGACAAAGACCCAAGACTTCAAGCCTTATTTGATGCTGGAAAGAATGTATATAGTATTTCAAAGTGTAATACCATTGAGGAATGTTTGTACGAAACCTTTAAGTCATACATTGAGCATGATAAAGGAGTAAATGGTATTTATGGTGTCCTTGGAACGAAAATTCATGACAAGCTGGAGGAAATTATTAATGGGGAGGCTACAGTTGATGAACTCCCTGATACTCTGAATCAAGAACTTTTAGATTTGGATATGCTTGGGATTGAGTTTCCAAAGGATTTCAAGGGCAATGACAGTATCCGCAACAACTGGATTGCAGACATGAAACATTTCTGTAAGACATTTCAGCCGCCAAAGGGAAAGTTCCAGACCGAGCAACTGATCATCTATCCTTTGTCTGAGGACAGGTATATTCAGGGCTACATTGACCTTATTCGTGAAAATGCAGATGGGACTATTTCAATTTACGATTGGAAAACATCTACAGATTTCAAAGCGGCTGATCTTCTGCATCATGGGCGGCAGCTTGTTCTTTATGCTCTGGCAAAAGAGGCAGAGGGGTATACGGTGCGTGATGTGTCATGGATTATGTTGAAATATTGTGAAGTCAAATTTATGGGTAAGAAACGTGCAAACTCTAAGACTAAGACTGAGATTGTCAAGGTTCTGAACCGTGGCAAGTTGGTAAGTGAGTTGCAGCATCATATCGAAAGTGATCTGACCGAACTTGGCTATGATGAGATTGACATTGAAATCATGCTCAAGAAAGCCTTGGATGAAAACTCTCTGGATTCTCTGCCGGAGGAAGTTAGGTCTAAGTATACTATTAAGCCGTATGTTCGCCAGTATGAGATTACTGATGAACTCAAGAAAGAGACTCTGGATTATGTAAATAGAACTGCCGATTTATTTGAGTCTTTGGATAAGGATGATTCAAGTCAGTGGCCTCCAAGGTCGTTCACAAAACTCAGCAAGACAGGCAAAGAAGCAGAGGATACTTTCTTCTGTAATAATCTTTGTAATTTCCGAAATACCTGTGTTCATCTAAAGCGATTCAATGATCAATGGGAGTTGCGTAAAAAGGACGCAGACGAGGATGCTGATTTGTTTTAGTATGAGGGAGTTGCTTACATGACTATTATTGATTTCCTCAAGGAAGTAAAACGTATTCCGTTATGGGATAGAACACCAGCAATTTCCGATGAAAACTTAGAAGATTTGATTAATCAAGCTGATATGGATAAAAAAATTGGACGATATGACCCATATCCTATTCTTGGTAGTAGACCGCAGCAGTATATTCCCCGTGGATTGCTGATGATCCATGAAGGGCAAGCATGGGAAAATCATGGTCAGTCTCTTAGTCAGTTAGCACAAAGAGGTGGACTAAGCTGGGCCGAGGCTCTTGCAATTATAGAAGGTAAGTCTTGGAAAGATGCAGAACATAATGAAAATACCGCCGAAATTATTGTTAGGAAAATGGCTTCTGAGTTTATGAAAGGTTGATTATATGCAACATGATAAAATTAAGTTAAACTGTCATATTAATGGACAAAACGCATATGACAAATTCAAGAAAATTGCATCAGAATTTTATAAAGATTCTACCTATAAATTTGTAGGGCTTGAACTTGATAAAGAACCAACTGCTGATAGTGTAGAGTTTTCTGTAGAATTTTGGAGTGTTGATACTGAAAGAAAGAAAAAGAAAAATTAAACAAAGATGAAGATAGGGGTGAGTAAATGCAAAATTATCACCGTCATACATCATATAGTAATATTTGGGGATTTAAGGACTCGGCTGCTGTAAATGAAGATTATGCAAAACGTGCCGTTGAACTTGGTCACAAAGTAATTTCCAGTGTGGAACACGGTTTTCAGGGATACTATTTTGAAACATATGAACTCTCTAAGAAATATGATCTGAAATTTATTTTTGGATGCGAAGCATATTGGGTCAAGGATAGGCACGAAAAGGATCGCACAAACTCTCATATTGTTTTACTTGCCAAGAACGAAAATGGGCGTAGAGCAATTAATTCTGTTTTATCTACAGCAAGTGAAGATGGATATTATTTTCGTTCTCGTCTTGATACCGAATTGTTGTTGAGCCTTCCAGCAAATGATGTTTTTGTCACCACAGCTTGTATAGCTTTCTGGCATTACGATGATATTGAAGATATTGTTGTCAAACTTCATGAACATTTTAAAGACAACTTTATGTTTGAAATTCAGTATCATAAGACAGAAGCACAAATCAATCTTAATAAGCGTATTTTGGCATTGTCTGAAAAATATGGTATTGAAATGATTGTTGGTATGGACAGCCATTTCATCTATCCAGAACAAGAGGCAGAGCGTAATTATATGCTTGCGACAAATCCAACCAGATACGAAGATGAAGATGGTTGGTATATGGACTATCCTGACGATGATACTACTATGAATCGCTTTTTGGAGCAGAATGTATTTACCAAAAAGCAAATTCAAAGAGCAATGGATAATACCGACCTTCTGCTGAAATTTGACGATTACGACATTTTGCCAGATGGATCGCCAAACCCGATTTTCTCCAAAGATATTAAGCTACCTACTTTGTATGATGGAGAACACGTCATTGATGGTGTGTTACTTCCTAAATTAACGCAGGAGGAACGTAATAAAGAATATAGTAAACTGATCACACGGCTATTTAAGGAATATGTCAATGATGTTCCTCCAGAACAATATGATGAGTATTTTGAGGGAGTAAAAACAGAAGTTCAAGTAATCAAAGACACCAATATGTCGGATTACTTTCTAATCGACTATTACATGGTAAAACGTGCCATTGAAAAAGGCGGCGTTCTGACAAATTCAGGCCGTGGTAGTTCAGTTGGCTATTTTACTAATACTCTCCTTGGATTCTCTAAGGTTGACCGTTTCCAAAGTCCTATCAAGTTGTACCCGGAACGATTTATCAGTAAAAGCCGTATTCTTGAAACAAAATCGCTGCCTGATATTGATTTGAATTGGGGTACACCAGAAATTGCAGCAGAGGCACAGGAAGAAATCTTGGGTAAAGATCATGCTTATCCTATGATTGCTTTTGGAACGTGTAAGAAAAAGAGTGCTTTCAAATTATATGCACGTTCTCAGAACATGGATTTTGAACTTGCGAATACTATTTCTACGCAGATAGAGAAGTATGATGAGGCTATGAAATACGCAGACGATGATGAAAAGGATGACATTAGCATTTACGATTACGTTGATGAAGAATATCATTCTTACATTGATGCAAGCAAAAAGTATCAAGGTATTATTACTGATAAGAAAAAGGCTCCATGCGCTTATTTACTGTATGCTGGCAGTATTCGTGATGAAATCGGTCTAATTAAGTGTAAAAGCGACACGACAAAGAAAGAGTATATGACCGCTGTAATTGATGGTGCGATTGCAGAGAACTATAAATTTCTCAAAAATGATATTCTTAAAGTCGATGTAGTGTTGCTAATTGATATGATTTATAAGCGTATTGGTATTAAGCCACATACAGTTAATAGGCTTATGGAATTAGTCAAGAACGATCAGGCTGTGTGGGATATTTACGCAAATGGATATACAATGGGTGTAAATCAGGTTGAAAAAGCATCTACCACCAGAAAGTCTATGAAGTATCAGCCTAAGAACGTTTCTGAGTTGTCGGCGTTTATTGCAGCCATTCGCCCAGCTTTTAAGTCAATGTATTCTAAGTTAGAAAATCGTGAGGACTTTTCCTACGATATTCCTGCCTTTGACAAGATTCTTCAGACTGAAGAATTGCCACAGAGTTTCATTCTATATCAAGAGCAGACCATGAATACATTAAACTATGCTGGATTTCCTATTGATGAGTGTTACGGTATTATTAAAGCTATTGCAAAAAAGCATCCTGAGAAAGTACGTCCTTTAAAAGAAAGGTTCATTAATGGTTTCCGGGATAAGATTATACAGGATGAGGGAGTATCAGCAGAAAAGGCAGAAGAAGATAGTGCAAGGGTATGGCAGATTATTTCTGACTCCTGCGGATACGGATTCAATTCAGCCCATGCTTATTGTATGGCACTGGATAGCCTTTATAATGCTTATCTCAAAGCCCACTATCCATATGAATTCTACGAAGTGCTGCTTCAAACATATTCGGACAAGGGGAAGAAAGATAAGGTCGCAGAACTCAAACAAGAAATGAGCAAGGCATTTGGTATTCGTGAGGGTGATTATCGGTTTGGCCTTGATAACAGAAAATTCGTTGCTGATCCAGATAATCACACAATCTATCCTTCACTGTTGTCTATTAAAGGCTTGAGCCAAGGGTGTGCCAATGATCTATATTCACTCGGCAAAAAGAAGTTCAAGAATTTCTATGAACTCTGGAAGGAACTTAAAAAGAAAAAGAGCCTGAATAGTGCAAAGATTAATACTCTTATCGAGATTGGCTATTTTGATGATTTTGGTTCGATTGGTAAAATCAAAAGATTTGTTGAAATCCTTGATAAGCTATATGAACGTTCACAATTTAGTAAGTCTGATCCTCCGAATGAATTTATCTCTTATATCATGAAATATTCTGAGGCCACAGACAAACAGTATAGAAAGTTTGATTATGATGCAGCACTCAATGAAATTTGGAACGACTTAGATGATACTGAAATTTCATTTAATGAACGCTTAAAGTATGAACTTAACAACATTGGCTATGTTAAAACCATAATGCCTGATATGTTGCCTGATTACGCCTTTGTACAAGAGTATGAGTGTAAGTATAAGAATCCCAAACTGACGCTATATCGACTTTGTGATGGCTCTACAGAGGTTGTTAAGGTGCGCCGAAAAAAGTATGATGAAGCACCAATCAATGTTGGGGACATTATCAAAACGCTGGAATGTTCAGATGAAGGCCGTTGGTCTAAGGATGAAAATGGTGACTGGCAGCAGAGCCAGACAGATCACGAATGTATCTTGAAGAAATGGTCTTTCGTCAGGGACAATACTACTGAGGGAGGGGAACCAGCATGAAATGTCCTTATGGAAACGAATGTTGTCTGTGCGCTGATTGCACAGACAACGCAAAGTACGATGGTTGTGAGAAGGGATATTGTATTCATTGCTATGAGTGTGAAGATGCTCAAAAAGCTGTTCATGACGTATACTTTTGTACTGGACATAGGAGGATAGAAAGTGAGGACTAAAGACGAACTATTCATGCTTGGAGAAGTTTCCACTTTACTTCAATATCTTTTTATGAGTGAAAAGCATACTATAACATTCAATAATGGGCTTACTGATTTACAAATCAGAATGGATGAGAATTTCAATATTTGGTGTAGGAATTTGCAATTTTCTGATATTCCTGAATCGAATTTTAATGAGCAAATGACAACCCTATATATGCTTGGTGTCATTCAAATTCTTCAAAACACACCTCCAGTTGAATTTAAAAATGCGTTTGCAAATCGCTGGGAAGAAATCAAACAAATCACCTTGGCTAATCTTGCTTTAAATAGAAAATAGGTTAAAATGCAATGGTGAGATTTAAAACGAAAGAGATTGATAGTTATTATGCTGCCAATTCAATTTTGAATTTTATTGATTATGCTGAATCCAATTTGCATAGCATTGGCAGATATAATGGTTCATTATCATTATACCGCAAATGTTTGTATATTAGGCGGGAAGATTCATTGTTCTATAAGTATGGAGAAGATAATACTGGAGATGTTCAAAGACTAAAACAATTCATGCGTAGATGTTGCCGTGAAATCAGTCTGTGGAAGAAGGTGTTTTGAAATGATTTATACTACATATTTTGCAAAATTGAAATCGTTACCTAAAGATATTGTGCCAATTAGCATTTGTGGCAAGGCTCCAAATAGCTACAATGGCCTTCAGTATAAAAAACTTGCACCAAAATATGATTTCTTTATGAAATGGAAAGAGAATCATGATAACGACTATTATATCTGTTGTTTTGATAATCAAGTTCTTTCTGTGCTTAATCCTACACAGGTAGTTGCTGATTTAACTGCAATGGCAGCAGGACGTGATGTTGCTTTAATATGCTATGAAAAGCCGACAGATTTTTGCCATAGACATTTGGTAGCGGAATGGTTACAAAAGAATGGCTATAATGTCCAAGAATGGAGTGTCTAAATGGGAGAAGATAAAAGTAGTGTTTTATACTATAATGGTAGGCCATTACTTAATATAAGTGAGATGCCTCCCATAACGTTTGATTCATGTGTAGATGGTGGTGATATAATCGGCACTTTTCCACAAAACAGAAATTGTTCATTTACAGCAACATTCAAACATTTAAAAATGAGCCGCAAGAAATTTGTTCATAATCTAATAAAACAAGGTTATTCTAAAAAAGTGGCTAAACAGTTGGCATGGTATTGCAATGGTAAAAGGATTCCTTATGGTGCTGCCAACAATTTAATAGCTTTGGGTTTATCTGTGAGGTGATTGGAATTTTAGAACTATACAAATATACTGATAAAGAAATTGACCAGCTTGTTAGGTCTATTGTAATTCTTACTGATACCAGAGAACAGAAGAACCAACATATTCTTGATTGGTTTGATAAAAAGAAAATTCCCCATAAGACAAAAGCATTGTCAAATGGAGATTATAGTTTTTATGTTCCTGCCAATCCTGATCTGAATATTGATAGAGATTTGTTCTTTGATAAAGAAATTATGGTAGAACGTAAAGGATCACTGGAGGAACTAAGCGGCAATCTTTCGCAACAACGGGCAAGGTTTGAGGAAGAAATGGCTACATATCCGGGCAAGAAGTATTTACTGATCGAGAACGCAAACTACCAAGATATTATCACGGGGAACTATGATACAAAGTTTTCGGCAAAAGCGTATCTTGCAAGCCTCCATACATTTAACCATCGTTATGATCTTCAGATGATATTCATGCCTGATCCACAGTATTCAGGATATTTTCTGTATGGAGTGTTCACATACTTTCTCAGAAAAATTTTGCGGTAACTGCTTGACAATAACAAGAAATACAACTATACTAATAATAGATGGGGCGTTCCTCGGATGCTCCATCTACCAGAAAGTGTATAACAACAAATACAATAATGAAAGGGGATTGCATGAATAGTTCAATAATTGCTGACCTTGTACGAAAACTCAATAAGTGTCGTGATGCTTATTATAATCGTTCTGATCCGCTTATTCCTGACTCGGAATATGATTTCTTATTTGATAAGTTAAAGCGGCTTGAGAATGAGACAGGGATTATCCTAAGTAATTCACCTACACAGACTGTTGGATATGAAGTCAAGAGCAAGTTGGCAAAGGTACAACACGATATTCCTTTGCTCTCGCTTGACAAAACTAAAGACGAAAATGAACTAAATAAATTCGCAAAAGAAAATCCATGCCTGTTGATGTTCAAGTATGATGGCCTAACAGTAGAGTTGATTTATGATGGCGGTGAGTTAATTCAGGCTTCAACCCGTGGTGATGGGTATGTTGGAGAAGATATTACTCATAATGCGAAAACATTCAAAAACATTCCTTTAAATATTCCATATAGGGGATTTCTTAGGGTTGTTGGTGAAGCTATCATTCATGAAAGCGATTTTAAGGCAATCAACGACAATCTTCCTGCTGGTGAAAAACCATATGCAAATGCCCGTAATTTGGCGGCAGGATCGGTTAGGCAGCTTGATAGCGGTATTTGTGCAGAGCGTAATATTGCTTGGATGCTTTGGGATGTACTCGAAGGACTGGATGATGTAATTCCCATTAGCGACTCCAGAGAAGCAAAAATGAATTATTGTGTAAATATAGGATTTGAAGCACCTGATTTTCTTCCTTTTACATTAGAAGTTCATCAAAATAATCTTTCAGAGATGATTGAGTCATTAAAGGCCAGCGCAAAAAATAAAGGTATTCCCATTGATGGCCTTGTTATGAAATATGATAGTATCTCTTACTCAAAACAGAAAGGCGGTACTTCTCATCATAACAATGACGGTATTGCCTTTAAATTTGAAGATGAAACCGCAGATACAGTGTTGCGGGATATTGAATGGTCGCTTGGTAGAACGGGGCAACTTACTCCTGTAGCAATTTTTGATCCTGTTGATCTGGATGGGACAGTAGTAACAAGAGCCAGCGTACATAATTTGAGTTACATCAAGGACTTTGATCTGCGTGTTGGAGATAGCATCAGGGTTTATAAAGCCAATATGATTATTCCTCAGATATTAAAAAATCTCTCTGCTGAAAGCAGAACAGACAATATTTGTGTGGAATATCCTCATGTTTGCCCTGTATGTGGATATGGCCTTGTCGTTGAAAAGGTAAACAATACAGAAACATTGTATTGTAAGAATCCTCATTGTGCTGGAAAGAAATTAGGTGCATTTGAACACTTTGTAAGTAAACCAGCTATGAATATTGATGGACTGTCTGAAGCAACGCTGGAGCGTTTTATCTCAAATGGATGGCTAAATGATTTTTCAGACTTGTATCGTCTTGATCAGTATAAAAATGAGATTGTCCGAATGGATGGCTTTGGTACACGTTCCTATGAAAAATTGTGGGATGCTATTCAAGCATCAAGAAATGTTTCATTTGATAAGTTCCTTGTTTCTTTGGGTATTCCTAATGTTGGTAAGACAGCATCTAAGGTCATTGCAAGGTATTGTGAATATGATATTGCAAGGTTTGAAGATTTAGTAGGAAATGATTTCGATTGGACTGTACTTGATGATTTTGGAGAAGTAATGTCCAATAGTATCAAAGAATGGTTCGAGGACTCTTTGAATGTTGCTCTGTTTGCAAAACTTCTTGATTACATTACGATTTCAAAGCCTGAGATTACAGTTGTCAAAAGTAATCCATTCAAAGACAAAATTGTTGTTGCAACTGGCACACTACATAACTTCACCAGAGATGGTATTACTAAAAAGTTAGAGGAACTTGGAGCAAAAGTTGCTGGTTCAGTTTCTAAGAAAACAGATTATCTTATTGCTGGTGAGAAAGCTGGATCAAAAATGGCAAAAGCGCAGCAACTCGGCGTAATGGTTTTGACTGAACAAAAATTCATGGAGATGATTAGTTGAAAATTTTACATCGGCTCTTAGGATATTGCCCTATATGTGGACGTTGGTTTCAATTCAGCACCAAGCAGCGTACCCCAAACACTGTTAAAGACGAATATATTGTATGCTGCAAGTCTTGCTATGAAAAAATCGAAGCATATAGAGATGAATTACTCAGGGATTTACATAAAGATCAGAGGATTAAATCAAGAATGATGAAATAAAAGGCGAGGACGTGCGCCAAAACACACGTCCTCATCAAGTAAATTATTTCTTTTTCTCCGTATCAGCAACGGGTGTTGATTCAGGCTCGTCAAGGGAAATCCCTAATTTCTGAGCAATTTCCTCATTGCTCATTCCAGCATCTTTTGCCTTTGAAATAAGAGCTTTCAGGCCAGCGGCTTTAGAAGCACGTGGCTTTGGATTAAGGATTGCATTTTTCTTTGCCTCTAATTTTTGAATAGCGTCCTTATGTCCAGCAATCTTTTTGTCAATCTCGGCAATACGTTCTTCTGCTGGGCGGCGAACTAACTTGCGCTGTTTGTTTTCGGCTTCTGCCATTATAGATCACTCCTTATCTCAAAATATGGCATTTGAATTATAGCACACTTCTTTTAATTTGTAAACATGAAAGGTGAAAAATTTAATGGGAGAATACACTTATACCAATGAGGACTTGATTAAAATGCAATCACGTCCTTTTAATACAAAGCTGCAAGTAACAACTGCAAAGTTCCTTGAGTTTTGTCAAAAGACTGAATATAATGTTTCCCTCTCATTTTCGGGGGGGCAGATAGTTCAGTTTTGTTAGATATGTTTGCAAAGTTTTGGTCATTGCATCGTAAACAGCATGGTAATAAACCCTTGCTTGTTATTTATGCAAATACAAGCAACGAATTTGCGTCTATGCCAAAACACGTTAAATTCTTTTGCGAATATATTGAAAACAAATATGATATAAAAATTGATTTACACATTGTACGAAGCAAGATTACTTTCTTTGATGTTGTAAAAACTGAAGGGTATCCAGTGGCAAGCAAGAAAGTTGCTCGAATGATCCGTGACGTAAAGAATTTTCTTGATGAGAGAGGTTTGAAATATGAGGACGATATTGAACCGTATCTTGATCAGGGAATTGAAACAGCAAACTATTTGCGCTCTATTAACTGTCCTGCGACTATCGTATTAAGACTTTCTGGATATACCAGAGATAACAACATCTCAAAAACATGGTCAATTCCAAAGAAATGGAGATTTTTAATCAATGCGCCATTTCCAATCAGTGAACATTGTTGTGATATTCTTAAAAAGCAACCGATTAAACTTGTTCAAAAGGAAGTAAAAGCTAATCCTATTTATGGAACTTTAGCCGAAGATAGTCAAATGCGGCGAGATGCTTACTTAAAAACAGGCTGTAATGCTTTTAAAGATGGTCACGGTAAGTCAACTCCTATGGGATTTTGGACTCGACAGGATATATTAAGATACCTACATGATTTTAATATTCCTATTGCACCTCCATATGGCGAGATAGTTCAACTTGAAAATGGTAAATTCGAGTTTACTAAAGAACATAATACAGGATGTAAATTGTGCTTGTTTGGTTGTCATTTAGAGAAAGAGCCAAATCGTATTCAGCGTTTAGCTGATATTGAGCCAAACACTTATAAGTTTGTGATGAAAAGTCGTGAGGAAGGTGGTCTTGGTTATCGTGAAGTAATGGATTACTTAGGAATACCTTATGAGAACAAAGGAGATACATGAAAAAAGTTTTAACAATTACAATCGCATTTTTAGTTTTAATATTCGGTATTATTGTGGTGGGTCTGACAACGGCTCAAGAAAACAAGGCTAAAGAAGTGCAACCAATTCAATCAAGTGAGAAATGTCAATTAGTTTATATTGATTCAACTATTCCTGTAATAAAGCCTTTCTATACCACAATAGCAAATCATATTACAGAGAACGAACGTGAAACGCTTGCACGACTTGTATATCTGGAAGCCAGAGGACAATCTTATCTTGGTCAAAAGGCGGTTGTAGAAGTTGTATTGAATAGAGTATTGAGTGATGAATTTCCTAACACGATTGACGATGTAATATATCAAAAGAATCAGTTTTCTCCTGCAAAATACATTGAAACAACTATTCCAACTCAAATTCAATATGACGTAGTTGATGAAGTTTTATCTGAGATTTATCCAGTTTTGAATACAAATGTGCTGTTCTTTTCAACGAAACAATATAATGATTTGCTTTATGAAAAGATTGGAGATCATTATTTTTGTTATTCTACAAAATCTTATGAAAAACAGAAAGGAAACTAACAACAATGAAACGCAATAATTATCCCAAGCGTAAAAACTCTGAGCAGATGGATGAGCCAAAGAAGGTTGTTAAGATCAGTTGTATGGAGTGTGGGAGTTCTCACGGAACCATGCGAAAGATTAACGATCATGGCAAGAGAGGGTATCTTTGCGAGTATTGTTTTGCCGACTATCAGGCTGACAATGAATCCTAATAACAACAAATACAACAATATAGGAGGCTGATTTATGAAAGTTGTTTCCCCGGCATTTGAAATTCTTACACCTATTGATGGTATTGAAATTTTGAAAACCATTGAGGCAGTAGGCCGCACTTGCTATAAGAGTGAAGATAAAATCACTGATGATTCTTGTGTTAATTTTGTACAGGGCATTATCAATCGTGGACATGAGGCTGTAATTGAACACTACAACATTACTGTTCGGCTGACAAATGATCGAGGCGTTTCCCATGAAGAAGTACGTCACCGTATTGCCAGTTATGCTCAAGAGTCTACACGGTATTGTAATTATGCCAAGGATAAATTCGGTAATGAGATTACATACATCGACATTCGGGGCGGCATGGAACTCGATCCAAAGGTTAGCAAGTTGGATGTTGCCATTCAGTCTCAAATCTATGATGAGTGGGTAGATGCTTGTTTAGATGCAGAGAAGCATTACAACAAAATGATTTCGCTTGGTGCTACACCTCAAATTGCTCGAAGCGTTCTCAACAACTCTACCAAGACCGAAATTTGCATCACTATGAATATCAGGGAGTGGAGGCATTTCTTTGACTTACGTTGTTCTCCCGCAGCACATCCGCAGATGAGAGAGATTGCCATTATGCTCCTGAAAGCGTTTAAGACGATGATTCCTGTTGTCTTTGATGATCTGTACAAAAAGTATGTGACAGATGCCAAGACGGAGTAACAGATATATTGAGTGTGGGGATTACTACAAAATTGAATTGTATTATCCCCGCACCAATAGGGTATGTGACTACGCTCTTATTTCCAAAAGTGATAAAGAGATAGCAGAAAAAATCTTTTGGAGAAAGACAGAATATGGCTATGCCAGAGGCAAAAATCCATCAACAGGCAAAGATGTTTTATTACATAAACACATTACTCAAACAACAAAAGAAACAGTAATTGATCATATCAATAGAAACAAACTTGATTGTCGCCGTTCAAACATGAGGATTGCTGATAGTCAAATCAATTCTTTGAACAGAAATCCTCCAAGAAACTCTTTGACTGGATATAAAGGTGTTTCGTTTGATGTGAGAAGTGGTAAATACAAGGCGTACATTAAAATTGATAGAAAGCAATTTAATCTTGGACTATTTGACACTCCAGAAAGAGCATATCAAGAACGAATGGATTTTGAAAGCAAATTAATGTATTGCCTAAGTAAAAATTGTAAGGGGGCATGAAATGAAAGTAATTTTGATTTCCGGGAAGGCTCGACATGGCAAGGATACTCTTGCAGGAATGTTTAAAGATTATCTTGAAGATGAGGGTTATCGTGTGCTGATTGCACATTATGGCGATTTGGTTAAGTACGTCTGTGAGAAATTCTTTGATTGGGATGGTAATAAAGACGAGGCTGGCAGAACTCTTTTACAGTATGTAGGTACAGATATTGTTCGTAAACAGAATGAAGATTTTTGGGCGAACTTTATCAAAGACATTCTGACGATGTTTAGCCATGAATGGGACTATGTTCTTATTCCTGATACAAGGTTTGTTAATGAGGTAGAGTGTTTCAATGGGAACTTTGATTCAAGTCTTGTACGTATCTACCGTCCAAACTACGACTCTGGCCTGACACCGCAGCAGTTATCACATCCTTCCGAAACTGCTCTTGATGATTATAAGTTTGATTGTTACGTAGTTAATGATGGCGGTCTGCAAGACCTAAGAAATAAAGTCCCGGAAATTTTAAAGACTATCGGAGGTCTAAATGCGGGATAAGAGAATCATTCTGTGTGATGCAGATGATACTATTGAGAATCTGTGTCAGACATGGGTAACATATCTCAATAGAATGTATGGAACTACTGTACATAGTAGTGAGATTGTTGATTGGAATGTAAGTCTATTCTTTCCATCACTGACAAAAGAACAGGTTTATGATCCGATTTTCAATAAAAATTTTTGGAAAGAAATCAATCCTATTGATGGCTGTTATAAGGTTCTTAAAGAAATTAACAAGCGAGATGAATTGTATATCATCACAGCAACCAACTATCAAACTTGTGATACAAAGATTGAAAGAATACTTGAAATGTATCCGTTTCTCAAATGGTCGCAATTCATTATTACAGAAAGAAAGCAATTAGTGTATGGTGACTGGTTGATTGATGATGGGGTACACAACTTTGATGGCGGTGTTTATAAAGGAATTTTAATGAGTCAACCTCATAACAAAAACTTTAATGCTGAAGAAAATGGCCTTATTCGAGTTCATGGGTGGGATGAGATTGGCAAAATTCTACTTTAACAAATTGGGAGGAACATTATGAATTATATGGAAATGACAGGAGATTTGTTTGCTGTCCCACAGGGTTATTACCTTGCTCATTGTATCTCTGGTGACTTCTCTCTTGGTGCCGGAATTGCAAAGCAATTCGATGAAGTTTATAATATGCGCTTTAAGTTGTTTAGGGACTATCCTTTTGAAGCAAATGAAAAGTATGGATATGTAGGCAAGGCTCTCTTAGTGGACAATGTATTTAATCTTGTTACTAAGCCAAAACATTATCATCGTCCTGATTATGACACATTGCTTGATACCATCATTGATATGAAGGATCAATGTGAAAATCTAAATATTACTAAGTTGGCAATGCCTAAGATCAGTTCTGGCCTTGACAGGCTGGATTGGGAGAAAGTCAAAGAAATCATTCAGGATGTGTTTGATGACTTTGATATTGAAATCTTGATTTGTAGTCTGTAAAGAGGAATTGCCATGACAGAGTATAAACCCCGATATTTAGTCATGGTTACTGCGTCTGCAAACAATAATAAATATTATCGTCAAATTCCTAATGGTGATACATGGATTGCTGAATACGGTAGAGTAGGTAGCAATCCGCAGCGCAGAACTTATCCTATGAGTCAATGGGAGTCAAAGTACAAAGAGAAAATTAAAAAAGGATACGTTGATCAGACTGATTTAGCAGAAGATTTAGTGCAAGTAAAAGAGTCAAAGCAAAGTAACAAGTATAAGGAAATTGAGAATAGGTCTATTGCTGAGATTGTAGAACGTCTACAAAACATGGCACGAAAAGCCATTAGTGATAACTATACTATCTCATCGAATAAAGTTACACAAGCAATGGTCGATGAAGCACAAAATATTCTAACAAGTTTGCTTGATGTGAAAGATGTTACTAAGTTTAACGATATTCTATTAAAGTTGTTTACCACAATTCCACGTAAAATGAGTAATGTAAAATCGTTTCTCGCAACATCTGAAAATGATTTTGCAAGTATCATTGATAAAGAACAGAACTTGCTTGATGTTATGAGTGGTCAGGTTGTTCAACATCAAGTTATTGATGAAACTCCCGAAGAAGTCAAAAAGCAAGATTGTACCATTCTTGAACAACTTGGTCTTGAATTTGATGAATGTGACAACAAGGATATTGCAATTATTAAAACTGCTTTAGGTTCTTGTTCTGATAAATTTTATCGTGCATGGAAAGTCAAAAATCTTAGAACACAGAAACGATATGATCAGTTCATTAAAGACAACAATATCAAGAATACTAAATTACTCTTTCATGGGAGTCGCAATGAGAATTGGTGGTCAATTATTAATAGCGGCTTAGTCTTAAAACCTACCAATGCTGTTATTACTGGCAAGATGTTTGGCTATGGAATTTACTACGCTCCTAAAGCAAGAAAGTCTTTAGGTTATACAAGCCTTTCAGGTAGTTATTGGGCGAAAGGAAATTCCAATTCAGGCTTTATGGCTCTTATGGATGTAGCATATGGCAAGCCTTATGATGTACATTCATTTGATAGTAAATATTATAATTTCAATTATGATGAACTGCAACGTGTTTGTAAGGGAGCAAATTGTTTACACGCACACGAAGGAAGTATGCTTCGTAACGATGAAATTATAGTATATAAAGAAGATCAGTGTACTATTCGGTATCTGATTGAACTGAAAAATTAGAATGAAGAGGTGGTTCAATGACTGTAATAAAGCGTGATGGCAGAGAAGTTGAGTTTGACAAAACAAAAATTAGTGATGCAATTTGCAAAGCGATTGTAGAGGTTGATGGCTCTTTGGCAGATGATACAAAGCAACTTGCATATGATATTGCTGATCGTATTGAGTCAAAAAATAAAGGCATTAATTTGACAGTTGAGCAGATTCAAGATATGGTTGAAATTCAACTTATGCTTAGTTATCGCAAAGACATTGCAAAGGCATATATCTTGTATCGAAATGAAAGAACTAAAATCCGTGATAGGAATAGCAATCTTGTCAAGAAAATTATGGTACGTGCTGATTCAAAAGTCAATTTTCACTCTAATGCGAATGTTGATGAGTCCTCATTCTCTGGACGTGAAAAAGAGGCTTCGGCTGATATTGGCAAGATGATTGCATTGGATTTTGATGGCCTGTCTCAAGATGTTGCCAATGCTCATAAGGAAATGTTGGTATATCAGCATGATCTTGAAAAGGCAATCTATGGTATTCATAACTGTCTTAATCTGAATTTCCAAGAGATTTTTACTTATGGTTTTAGGACACGCAATGGTGATGTAAGACCGCCTTCCTCTTTTAGCACAGCTTGTCAGTTGTATGCTGTGGCGTTCCAATGTCAAAGTCAAGTACAGTTTGGCGGTGTTGGTAGTATTCATACCGACCTTGATCTTGCACCGTTCGTAAAACTTAGTTTTTATAAACATTTTGCAGATGGTATTGTGTACTTGGATCATTATAGCAGAGAAGATGCAGACTGGATTTTAGATCAGTGGAAGAACAGTAAGCGGTCTATTGATGATCCATATTTCAAGAAGTCATTCAATGAAACTGTTTATCAGTATGCTATGGATATGTTGGAGCGTGAGGGCAAACAAGCAGCACAAGGACTTTATCATAATCTGAATACACTTGAATCTCGACAGGGTTCACAGGTTCCTTTTACAAGCATCAACCTTGGACGTGATACCAGTTTTGAGGGACGGTTGGTAACTAAGTGGATCATGGAGGCCAGCATTGACGGCATTGGACGGCATCACCTTACAAGTATCTTCCCCATTAGTATTTTCCAGTATAAGCAAGGAACTAATGCTAATGTTGGCGATCCAAACTATGATCTCAAACAGCTTGCTCTTAAATCTATGAGTAAGCGTATTTATCCTAACTGGTGTAACTGCGACTGGTCACAGGCTCATGAGGATGAGAATAATCCTGATACATACTTTGCTACGATGGGTTGCCGCACATTGATTGGGTATGACCGTCATGGTCTTGGTTATATTCGTCAGGGACGTGGTAATAACGTTCCTAACACAATCATTCTTCCTAAATTGGGTATTGAGTTTGGCATCTGTCTTGGCAAGCGTGATAAGCCTGATTTGGATGGATTCTGGAAGGCTTTTGAAGAAACCTTAAAGCTGACAGAGCGTGGACTTTTGGAGCGTTTTGAAATCATGATACGGCAATCTCCTAAGTCTGCGCCGTTTATGTATCAGAACAATACAATTCAGGATGCAAGGAATTGTGAAAAGGACGTGTTTAATGCGCTGAAACACAATACACTGGCGATTGGATATATTGGTATTGCTGAAATGTGTCAAGCACTTTTTGGTAAGAATCATGTTCATGACGCAGACGTTCATGCTTTTGCCTTATCTGTTGTCAAGCGTATCAATGAATACGCTGCTGAAGCATCGGAGCGCAATAATCTGAACTTCTCTTGTTATGCTACTCCTGCCGAGGGTCTTTGCCGCACAGCATTGATGGGACTCCGTGATCAGTATGGCGTTATTGAAGATGTTACATCACACGAATACCTGACAAATTCTCATCATGTTCCTGTTTGGGAGAAGGTGTCTATCCAGCAGAAGTTAGAATGTGAGGCTCCGTTCTGCAAGTATCCTACTGGCGGTTGCATTACTTATGTTGAATTGGATAGTACATTCGTAAAGAATACAAAAGCCGTTGAGGATATTATTGATTATGCGTTCAAGGTTCTTGATATTCCGTATCTGGCCTTTAACTTCCCTATTGATAGTTGTTTGAATTGTGGCTATCAGGGTGAGTTCAATGATAGGTGTCCTCAGTGTGGCAGCGAAAACATTCAGCAGCTTCGCCGTGTGACAGGGTATCTTACGACAGACTATCGTAATTTCAATGATGGCAAACAGCGTGAAGTGCTTGAACGTGAGCAGCACAGCAAATATACTCCACAAATTAATCATGACGGATCAGATGAATCTTAATTTAAGATACGCTGGTATTGAATATGACGATGTAGCAAATGGTATTGGCTTGGGGGCAGTATTTTTTACTCAAGGCTGTCCCCACCAATGTCCAGAGTGCCAAAATCCCCAAACGTGGAGTAAGGATGGTGGCATGAAATTCACTGATTCAGTATTAGATCAACTAATTCAATACTACTATGATGTTCCATATGCCAGCAGATTAACACTTTCAGGTGGTGATCCATTAGCAAATCCTGAATTAACTTTTAATGTAATTCTCAAATTCAAATCTGTTTTTCCATATAAAAAGATTTGGTTATATACGGGTTACAATTTTGAAGATTTTGCTTTTAATGTTCCTACAACGGACAACGAACGTTTAATTCAAAAAATTGTTCAGCTATGCAATGTAATTGTCGATGGCGAATTTAAAATTGACAAAAGAGATATTACATTGCAATTTATAGGTTCAAGCAATCAAAGAATTATTGATGTGCAAAAATCTTTAAAAGCCAATCAAACAGTTTTATGGAATGACATGAATGGAGGCAATGCTTGAAATATATTCTTGAAGTCCAATTTGAAACAGATGACCTTGATCCAGAAGAAAGTGAACTGGTTGAGGATATTCGTCATGATGTAGAAGATGTAATTGCAAATTATTCTATGACAGACAATCCAAAAGTAAAAATTAGGGAGGGGTAACTAATGCTTGTTGTAAATCTTTTTGGTGCGCCCGGAGCAGGAAAGTCTACTGGTGCAGCGTATATCTTCTCGCAACTCAAGATGGCTGGTATTAATGCAGAACTGGTTACGGAATTTGCCAAGGATAAAGTTTGGGAAGAGAGCAAGGCCGTGTTCCAGAATCAAGCCTATATCTTTGGTAAACAGTATTTCCGTATCAGTCGCCTTCAGGATAAGGTTGATGTTGTAGTGACTGACTCCCCCATCATTCTGTCACCTTTCTATGCTAACGATCCTGTGCTTGGTGATGAGTTTGATACCCTTTGTACTAAGGTGTTTAACTCTTATGACTCAATGAATGTGTTTGTCAACCGTGTTAAACCTTACAATCCTGTTGGACGCTTCCAGACAGAAAGCGAGAGCGACCAGTTGGCGGCTGATCTGTTTGCGTTTCTGAATAAGCATGGTATCGTTTGCCGTCACTATGATGGTAGTCTTGATGGGTATAAGGTTCTTATTGCAGACATTATGGAGAGGCTTAAATGCCCCGGTAGAAGTTATGGCATATAACAATAAATACAACTTCGGAGGACTGAATGGAGTATATTGATTGTAAGTCTATTGCTCAGAAATGGAAAGATGAGATTAAAGCACATGGTATAAAAGCTAAATTTTATGTACTTCAAGTTGGTGATGATCCTGCATCAACTGCCTATATAAAAGGCAAGATTAAGGATGCTCAAGAGGTTGGGTTTGAATGTGTACACGTTCATATTCCAGCTATAACACGTGAACAGGTCTATCATGAAGTTAGTATGAAACTTGAAGAACTGAAATACAGCATGGAAGTGGACGGTGTTATTCTCCAGTTGCCTTTACCCTTTGGCCTGACGATGGATGATTTTAAAGATCATATGAATCCTGATAAAGATGTAGACGGGTTCTTAACTGATTCTCCTTTCGCCCCTTGTACACCTGACGGTATCATGCAAATGCTTAATGAAATTGGTGTATCTACTGAAGGTGCATTGTGTGTCATTGCTGGTAGAAGCGATATTGTTGGTAAACCTATGGCACGTCTTATGACAGATGCAAATGCTACAGTATGTTTATGCCACTCCTTTACGGATCGCAAGCAACTTGAGGAACTTGCTAAGAAAGCAGACATTTTTGTAAGCGCAGTTGGTAAACCAGATTTTATAAGCAGTAGTCTTTTCAAAAAAGGAGCGATAATTATTGATGTAGGTATTAACCGTACTGAAGATAGATTGTGCGGAGATATATCTATTGATAAAACTAACACAAAGAATATCTTGATAACTCCTGTTCCGGGCGGTGTTGGCCTTTTGACAAGAGCAATACTCATGCAGCACATTCTTAGAGCATATGAGAAATATCACATTTGGAGGGCTATATGAATAAGTTTGAACGTGTATCTGAAACAGAATATGGCAAGGTATTGGCAAGCGATTGTAGTGCCAAAAACGGTGTAATTTGTGTTACACCTTATGAGAATATTAAACTTCCACATAGAGCCACAGTGCAGAGTGCTGGGTACGATTTCTTTTCTCCCATCTCTTTTAAGCTAAAGCCGGGACAGACTATTAAAGTTCCTACATTTGTCAAGGCTCAATTAAGCCACGGCAGAGTTCTCATGCTCTATCCCCGTAGCAGCTATGGGTTTAAATATCGGATGCAACTCGATAATACTGTTGGTGTCGTTGACGGTGACTACTATAACAATGAAAGTAATGAAGGACATATTTTCATTAAGATCACGAACGACAGCAAGACAGGCAAGACACTTGAAGTCAATGTTGGAGATGCTTTTGCACAAGGCATTATTATAGGATATGACGTTACAGACAATGATGATGCTACTGCTATCCGAACTGGTGGGATGGGTTCAACATCGGTATGAACAATTTTCAGTACATAACAGACACCTATAAATCAAACTGCTTCATTGAGGCCGCTAAAGCAAAACTCTTTGGCGGCTCCAATATAAAAATATATTTCTGCAAGCCAAGATTTCATAATGGTAAATTTCAAATGTGCCATTTTATGTGGACTGATGGAGTGTATGATTACGATTTTTCAGATCACGAAGAAGATGAGTTGCCGTGGTATAGGTGCTTTCTATTCGATGGTCAGATTAGACAGTTTGAGAAAGGATTTGCTGAACGATACTCTAACTATCGAAATAAAAGGAGATAGTCACAATGAAAATGAATCACAAGTTTTACATATGGCTTATTTGTATTGAAGGTTGTATATATGTTTCTTGGCAAATACTTGAATTGCTAATCTATGGTGAAATTCAGCCAAGAATTGTTGATAATATTATTGGTCTACTTTGGACTGGCGCAATATGTTTTGCTTACAAATTTAAAGAACTTGAATTAAAGCGAATGTTGAAAAAATATAACAAAGTTAATATCAATGCAACATGGTGGTTAAGAAAACCTGTTCCTCCTGAAACTTATACTGAAAGATATATAAGTGATCATATTTGGTTGCAATCTGAACGTGAACTTGGGAATAAAGGTGGATTTACCAAAACGTGATTGATGATAGGAATAGATTGTAAAGAGGTGATTGATTTATAGATGAAGCAGTAGCATTATCACGTCAAATCCCATTTTGGGAGAAATACACTTTGTCGATTGATGAAGCGGCAGCTTATTTCAGAATTGGCAGAGACAAATTATACAAAATCGTTTCTGAAAACAAAGACGCAGATTTCATTTTGTGGAATGGAACGAGAGCGCAAATTAAACGTAAGAAATTTGAAAACTACATTGATAAGTTAAATATCTTGTAATTTGCCTTGAATCAAGACTCTCGATGTGGTATAATTAAAGCAACCACATCAGGGTCTTTTTCGGATAAGAAAGGAGTGTGCAATGTCCGAAAAAAGAACTGAAACAAAACGGCGTGATTCAAAAGGCAGAGTTTTAAGGAACGGTGAAACTCAACGATCTGACGGAATGTATATGTACCGCTTTAACGATGCAGGAGGTGTTAGACGTACAATTTATAGTTGGCGGCTTGTAGAAACTGATAAATTACCGCCACACAAACGGGCTTGTGAACCCTTGCGAGAGATTGAAAAACAGCTTACACGTGATACGGATGATGGGATTCAAAGTTTTGTAGCAAACAAGAAAACGCTTAATGACTTCTATGAAAAGTACATGAGCATGAAGAAAGAATTGAAACCCTCTACACGATTTACCTATGCAAACACTTATGACAACTGGATCAGAAATGAACTTGGTTTTTGTCCAATCGGTTCAATCAAGTACAGTGATATTAAACAGTTCTATCTTTCTTTGTATTTTGATAAGGAAATGAAACCTAACACGATCCATGCTGTCAATACCATTTTACATCCTATCTTTACTCTGGCAGTACGTGATGGGTATATCAGGTCTAATCCAGCTTATCAAGTCTATGCGGAACTCAAAAAGCAGAATGGATGGGGACAGGATAAACGCCACGCATTGACAGAACAGCAGCAAGAAGCATTTGTCGATTTCCTTCGTAATTCATCCGTGTATCACAAATGGCTTGGCTTGATCACATTTTTACTTGGAACTGGTTGTCGTATAGGTGAGGCTATTGGCTTACGGTGGGAGGACTGTGACTTTCAAGAGAACATCATTTCTATCAATCATAGTGTTTCTTATACCGAAGTCGAAAAAGGTAAAGGACGTAGGTTCTATATATCTACTCCCAAAACTGATGCTGGCACAAGAGACATTCCTATGTTCAAGGAAGTGAAACGTGCCTTGCTGGATGAACGTCTTAGACAGATGCAGACAGGATTCAGTCAGCAGGAAATTGACGGTTATTCTGGCTTTGTTTTTGTTGGTAACAGGGGAACTATCCATCATCCTACCAGTATCAATCAAACTCTCAAGCGGATCATCAATGCCTATAACACTATGGAAGTTGACCGGGCGAAAAAAGAAAGGCGAGAGCCTATTTTACTCCCGCACTTTTCAGTCCACAATTTACGTCATACATTCTGCACACGCATTTGCGAAAATGAAACTAATCTGAAGATCATTCAAGAAATCATGGGTCACGCCAATATTTCTACTACGATGGATGTATACAACGAAGCCACTATGGAGCAGAAGAAAAAGTGTTTTGCCAACCTTGAAGGCAAGATTAAGATTGGTTGAATCTACACCAAAACCTACACCATTTCAACCTGATTTCTCAGGACGATGTAGGACATGGTAGAAAAATAAAATGTTTCTTCAACCAAAACCGCAAAAATGCCTACAAAATAGGGCTGTTTAGAAACTTATAGACGGTTATAGAACAACGAAGAATATCTTCTTAAATCCAAGTGATATAGAAACGATTTTCTAAAACAGGCTTAAAATGTTGCAGTATCGTAGAAAACAGTAGAAAATAAGGCGATTTAGGACAATGACAATTCAGATACCAGACATGGTATTTTGAATCTTACACCAGTTTTACACCAAATGAAAAAAGACTCGATGTGGTTTTCAAATTTCTTACGATCCGTAAAAAATAGGGGGTACAGGCATAAAACCTGTACCCCCTAAACTATATTAGACCAGAAAATCCTCATCTTTTTCGTGTTGCTCATAAACACGTTTGATATTTGCGATTGCCATTACTGCCCGGTTATTTTTATAACCCGGATGGCTTCTACAGAAGTCCTCATATTCATCAATGTCCCGCAACACATCTACGAAATATTCATGAGTATAACAATTATCACCTCTCATAAGATCAGCGTTAAATCGTAAAATGCGTTGCCTATGCAAATTTGCATCACGCTCATCATCTACACGAATATGTTCATCTAACCGCTTACGTGTTTCGTGTTGCCCTTTTTCTAAAGTATCCAATTTCTTTAAAACATCACCATTGAAAATACGTCCAATCCAATGCCCAAATGTAGACCACGGATTTATTTTAATTGGCGTAATTTCAACCAATGTCATAGTAATAGCCACAATAGCAAGAAGTGTGCCAGTATTTTCAGACAGCAACTCCTTGATTTCCATAAGGCTCATCTTACACACCTCCTGTCATCATGTTTGTATTCATTGTTATTTTGCCTTAGTTTCCGCATTTTTTGAATTGATGTTAAGCACCTTGCTCATATCGCAAAGACTATCAATCAATGCGCCAACTTCATCCATATTTACATCATAATTGATCGTATCGGCAGAAGATTTAACCATTGCCAAAACCCATTCCTTTTTGTCTGCACCTTTTTCAAGTTTAGATTCTGCCGTCTGCATTAAATCAATGACTAAAGAAACTAACTTGTTCCAGTTCTTTTCTTTTGTAGCTTTCTGCACATATTCCACCAGCTTAATTACCAAAGGAATAACTGCTGCAAGGCCAGCAAGAATAGAAACAATATACTGCATATATTCCATATAATTACCTCCTTATGGATAATTTTCATTTGAACTATTTGTCTTGATTTTTTCCACGCCTTCTTTTCCGCTTTTACTCATATAAGCAGTAAGAACAATATTGCCTAAACCAACAACAACAGAAATTAAAGTAGCAAGCCAACCAAAACTATAACCTGTACCTCCATTTTCAATCAAAACATAGCAAAGATGGATGCCGTGATAAACAACATATGTGTTTAACACAAGCACCCAAGCTGTTAAAATTTTTGACCATTCAAAGTGTTTCTGTATGGCGTGTTTTCCATTTGAAAAATTTCTCATGGTTCACCTCTTAGCGTTTTTCCATCATCCTCTTTGCAACAATAATGGCCTTAATATCAGACATAAACATATTAATGTCATCAGGATCGGTTGCATAATCTGTACCGCCATTGATTGTGCCATTGTTGAGCAATTCACGCATATCAGGCTTCGCCCAATCAGGAAGTTCACTGTAAGTAGTAATATACTTATCGCCAATCTCTTTAAGAATCTGATCTCTTGTCATATAATCATCCCCCTCAACAGTATTTTGAATTTTTTCAACATAGTCCAAAGACACCCAGCCAGTGCCAGTATATCCCCAACCATTTTGCTCTTTTGTGATTGTCAAAATAGTTCCAGCCGGATATGTCATAATAAGATTATTATTTGCCACATAAGGTTGAATACGACAATTCAAACCATCATCTGCAATAACCTTGGCCTGATAATTTACAACAGCGCCTTGCTCTGGTGGATTATAACTGCCTCCATTTAATCCTGCATTGACTTCATCACACAGTTGTCCCATACGATTGTACATCCAATCACCCGGACAACTCTTATTGGCATACCACCTATGTACTGTAAAGATACCCTCACCAGCTTTTGGTTCATAGTTCAAGGCTTTCTCTTTGTTGTTGATCCACAGCATTTTCTTAATACCATTACGCTGACAAATATCAATGCAAAGTTTCACCAACTTTTTATAACAAGCGTCCTTAAACGCATATGGATGAGTAGAGTCAGACGCACATTCAATAGTAATTGCTCTTTGATCATTTGCATTACTGGACGTACACCAACTACGATTAGCCTCATCAACAATTAAACACACACGCCCATCATATCCAATTCCGTAGTTGCAGCTTGCTTCTCTTCCGGCAGGAAAGCAATCACCAATCCGTTCTGCACTACACTGTCCAACAACACAATGAGGCGTAATATGGTCAATTCGATGAGTGCGTTTACCACTATGATTTGGACTCATCTTTACACAGTCTACCAATGGACTATTTGTATAACCCATAGTTGTACCTCCTTTTCCGCAGAATTTATTGTAGAACTCCCGTCCATAACTTACTCGTTTATTTTGATTCTCAACTGATTGATTGGCGGGACGTTCAAACTGTAACATAAACGCATTAGAACATTCAGACACAGAATTACTTGTACGAAGAATATTAAGCAAAGGCTTATATCCAGCATTAAGTTCTTGCATAAGAAAATTCATGTGCATTTCCAAATCGCCAATCGAAACGCCTTTAGACTTTGCATAATTCAAAAGGTTTTGTTTTCGGCTCCAGTATGTCCATTGAAATATGCCATAGCCATATTTATCATTGACAAAGTTTGTATATGTACCATTATCTACAGCAGCGGTGTACTGTTCATCTGTCATATCAAGTTCTCTATTGCCATTATTCTGAAGATTAATAGGTGAACAGCCGGATTCTGCATACCCATTTCCTACGACAGCAGCCGATCCAGCTTCAGTAAATCCCTGTTGACGAAGAAAATTAAACATTTTCTCAGGGTTGTTATTTCCAATTAAAGCCATAACTCACCTCCTTACAGATCAGACAAACTACTTTGTTTCTGTCCAATAACCTCGCCGTCTTTGAAATACTTTCCAAATTCCTCATCTGCATCAATATCTTTATAAACATTGACCATATCAGCAGAATCCCAGCCAATGAGAGATTGAATAACAGAATCGGGAATATTGGCTCTTGCTAATTCTGAAGTCATGAAATGCCGCAGAGAGTGAAGATACACGTCTGTATCCATAATCTTAGAATAAGTTCTGGCGAAACTATTCATGCGGGAAATAGTAATTGGCTGTGTCCTATCATGAACATCAGTAAAAAGCCATTCGCTTTCAATTCCACGTTTTTGACGATCAGCAAGCCAGAGATCAAGATATGGCTTAAATGGTTTGTACAACACATAGCAAATCAACTGTTTGCCATTTCGCCCACGTCCTTTTGTTTTAATCTTCTCTGGAGTTTTATATAAAGAGCCATAGATGATATTCTCATCGTCAAAGTAAGACACCTTGAAACGTGCAAGTTCAGCCTTACGCCGACCAGAATATGCCGCTAATGCAAGAAAGCAAGCCTGTTCATATTTCTTGTGTTCAACAAGATAGTCAAGGCATGATTGCACTTGCTCTTTTGTTAGAATAGTCTTTTCCCGAACAGGTTCATTAACTGGATTTTCAATTTTACGAACAACAGAACGGAAATTCGGATATTCGTCATCCAGAATATTTTCGATAAAATTAGAAATTGAAGATAATGCAGCTTTCAAATGTCGTACTCTGCTTGCTGAACATCCTTGCTGTAAGGCATAATTTTGAAACATCATAATGTCCCTCTTATTAACCTCAGTAAAAAATTTGTTCTTCGCATTATCAACAATCCAACAGAAGAAGATGAGCAAATCATTCTCATATACATTAATTGTTAATTCCGACCTATCGACTGAACGAAGATACGTCATAAAATCATTTAACAACTGAATGTTTTCAGGGTTAATCTGCTCAATCTTTTCAGGTGTTGTTTCAAGACATTGATTAGTTTTCCTCCCCATTGAAATGCCTCCCTTCTGTTTTTATAAGTAAAGGGCTGTGCCAATTCAGCACAACCCTTTCAAATCAACTGATAATGAGGTTTCTCTTCATTAAATAACCAATAGCGCAAGTAATCATCAATTACAATGGCTATTACAGATAACGCCACCCATGCAAAAAAGAATGGAAGGCATATTTGTCCCCATAAATTAAGCGGCATATTTGAATAATCCCAAATGCCAAGTTTAAGCCAGACATTCAAAATCAGGCCAGCAATCAGTTCAACACACGTAACAATGCTTGCTCCAGTAAACGCCTGTTGAATCATACCAAGTTCCCACGGTAAGTATTCATTGATTGCACCAATTAAAACAAAGCAAATACCTCCCACAAGAGCCATTGTCCAATGACTATGACTACGCCATAGCATCTCGATACCAAAATAGGTAGTGCCACCAATTAACAATAACACTACCATTTTAATAACATTTTTAATTTTCATTTCACACCAACCAACTTTGCAATATACTGGAGATCGAGTAAAGGCGCATTATAAAAATCATAATTCCAAAGCCAATGGTCTGCAAAATCAGAACGTTTATATTTTTGGCATACAGGATCACTCCAAACTTTATCCCATCTATCTTGATATGTGGGATCATGTTCTTTTCGATCCAGACGTTTTATAATTGCTTGAGTTAAACGGCCTCTCTCAAGGCCATTGCCATCATCGTTTTGCGAAAAGTAATTAAAAGCATCTTGACTTGCAACATAACAAATAATTCCCTTATCACAAATAATGTGTTTATCTATAACAACACATTCGGTTCCATAAGGAAGATTCACATTACCACATTGAGCCAGTTTTTTATATCGCATTATTACAATGTATTTGTTATAAATCTGCATTTAAACAATCTCCTTTATATTTTTAATCAAGCACCTCTGTTGAACCACCAGAAAGGGTAGCAAGAATCTTTTGAATCTGTGCTTGTGCAGCAGTAATATTACTTTGCATCAAAGTATTCAAATCTTCTGGCAACTCCATGCCATAAACAATACCAGCCAAATCGTTAATATTAGTTGTCCGATTTACCAAAACACGAAGCATATTGTTATATGTGGTATGATAAGTAATCGTAGACTGAGCGGCAACATAAATCGCCACAATATCGGACTTGCTATATGTGGTACACTCTTTGCCATCTGCATGATAAGGATATTCCTCCACGCCAGCCATTACAGAATAGAACATATTAGTAATGTTATTCTGATCATAACTATCTAAGGAGAAATGTTCAGTGGTATCACCGCTATTAGACGTAGACACATCAACACCAGCCTCGATTGCACCATTACAATAATTACGAAGTTCATTTAATTTAGCTGTCCGCAATAAATTCATCATTTCATCTGTCACAGGATTATCTTCGCTAATAGGAAAGACAGTCAAATAATCAGCAACAGTAATCTTGCAATTTGTAAGTAACTCATCAACCTGTTCTTTGCACCACAAAGCAGGATAGTATTTCTGAACCATTTCTAAAATTGTCATATTCCATCCTCCTTTAAATAAGATTTGCCATTACTCGCATATAATCAAGTTCAGCAGTACGTTCTACTTCACTATCTAATTCAAAAACCGCAACTTGTTCGCAATCCTGATAATCGGTTGAATTAGTAATGGCGTATACAATACCACCAGCCACAATAGCATCTGCTTCGCCTTTAGGACATTCAATGTTCGTATTAGTTTCGGCAACTTTCCGAATAAAAACTAATTTCTGAAATACCCCAACCAGTTTGTCGCCAGACATTAATTTATACATTATTCATCCTCCTTATCATAAAAAGTCTCACGAATCTCCCTCAATAAATCAAAGGCTTCGGCACTTTTGCTTCTATTTTTCATACGATAGTCCCAGCGATTAACCAAAGGAATAAAACCATTCATATAACGTTCATTTCGTGTACGATCCAATTCTTCCATTTTGGCTTCATACTCTTTAGGAGATGTAAAATAGAACCATCCAATCTCATAGTCCCATTTTGCATCTAAAGTACATTTAAATTTCTTATCCCATTCAGCCAATTCCTGTTCAAAGAGGCTTATAAAATATAAATCCATATCATGTACTGTTTTATAACTATCGCACCTTGCAGCGTGTGAACGCCAAGATTGATAAGAGGTAAACACATCTTCTGCGCTCATTTTTCCTTCATCAACCCATCCACGAAAAATTTTTAACTTGCGCCGAATTGCCTTAATGCTGTTACGGCTCAATTTGATAACAACTTTTCCTGTAGGTTCTAAGCGAACACGCATTTTAAGAAATTTAAAACTGTGATTTTTAAATGGAGTTATTTTGCATTTCTTTTCATTTAGTTCAATTTCCATTTCATTAGAAAGTTCAACTAAAGTATCATGCAATCCTCTTAAAAATTCTAAAGAATCACTTATTACATATCCATCATCCATATATCTCGCATATCCATGAACGCCAAGTTTATCTTTGATATAATGATCAATCGGGCTGGCATAATCTAAAGCAATATTTTGAGAAACTTGACTGCCTAATCCAACACCACGGGGATTGTCCGGGTCGTGTTCAACGCCGCCCAATTCTAAAAAATCATCAATTAACTGACAACCAATTTCTTGTAACTTAGGATCAAGGATATGCTTTTTTAAACGTTCTTTTGCTTTATCATGTGGTATTGAAGCAAAATATCCATGAAAATCAAATTGATAAATTCCACCTTCCAGACCAAACAAACGATAATGATGATGCAAGAACTCAACAAGTCTTTTTAAAGTCATATCCATACCCTTGTCAGGCAGACTTGCACTATTATCATAAATAAAACTTCTGGAATAGGCTTCTGTCATGAGTTCATCACAATAACATTTTTGAACACTACGATCTTGAATAACTAAAGAATTAATATCACGTTCTTTACCATGTTCAATCGTTTTAAAATGTTTGAACCCACCAAACTCATATTTACCGTTGAGAACTCGTTCTTGCAAAGAGTCAGTCTGTGTTAAAAGCACTGACTTGAAATTGATAGTAGAGGTTTTCCAGTTCACTCCTTCACAGCAGTTTTCGCCAGCGTCCCACATTTTATCAAAATCAAACACATCCTCAAGTGCCTTACCACAGACTGGTCTTGCTTTTTCTTCTCGTTCTCTTTTACGTCTTTCGTATCTTTTCTGTTTTCTTTCCTCACTTGTCATATTGCCAAAGAACAAATCCTTTCCGTATAGCCTTATCATCCACTGGCGAATACGTCTACGCATCACAACCGTATCCGTTGGCAGTTTCCGATGCTGATTTACTAAGCTACGTAACTATGCACCTATGAAATTTAAGGGAGCAACGTGCCACGGATCATTAGCCGAAGCCAATTACCGCAAGAAGGAAACGGGATGCTACTTCCTTCCGACACACCGCTCAAATCAGCAAAATGTCAATAAACCATGCAAGCAGCGTCCAGATGCAAGTATCGAAAAAGTATTTTAGGATGCCATCAGGCAGAGCCACGGCATACATCCTCCTTCTGAAATAACGGATATTGTGTTCGCCAGTAAAGGCCAGTATTTTTCAGCCTATAAGGGCTACTAAGTCTAATCCAAGTTTGTGTACTAAATTTGATGCACCACAAACAGCTTCAAGAATCCGGGGCGACCCCATTGGAATTGCCAGAGTTGTTGTTGTTCGGAGAACCGTCAGTGTTGACATTGCAGAAATTGTTCGTGTTGCCAGCATTGACAGAACGCAGCCACCAATTCGCAGGGGGTTTTATCAGGATGTAACCGTTGTCGGCAATTATTATTAAGAATCCTCTATGTCAAAAATATCGTCTGGTAAAACAACCTCGCTTTCAGCAACAACATCATTTGTTTCATCATTCTTCTTGGGCTTGTGTGCGCCATCACGCTTAATATACTCCCAAAGTTCTTGTTTAAGATAATCCAAGAACTCGCAGAAGAATTTGAAATTAATGATCTTGCTCCAAGTTTTCTTGCTCTGATAACGTTTATAACGTTTCTTGTCAGATTCAATAATTCCTTTTACCAGAGCCGCTTCATAATTCAAAAGCCTCGCCCATTCTTTGAAGATACCAGAAGTTTTCTTCTTATCACCAAGAAAATTATTTCCCTTTAACACTAACGAAAATGTCACGGTCAGCAAGCCACTTAATGCAAAAATTGCAGATCGGGCTTTTGTAAAATATTCTTCCCGGAGATCGAATTCTGTTTCCAGCATATTACTGTGAATATAAATTGAATTAGCCCGTAACACATCTTCATGAATTTCCAACGCAAGCCGGGTAATATCGTTGGTTAGACAAAACCTGTAAGATTTTGGGAATTTCTTAACTTGTTCCAGTGTATATGTAGCTAACTGTTGCGCCACTCGAATGAATTCAGCTTTTGATTCATTGCGCTTAGAAGCGTAGACAGACATTGATGATCCTCCCTATTTATCATATTTAGATTATTTGCCCCACAACTAAGCAAGACTTAGATTGTTTTCTCAACCCGCCCTTTATGTTAGCAGATTGTTTTCTCGCTGTCAAGAGCAAAATGAGAATATTTTCTAATCACGGGGGGTAAGTCGTTCATCCCCCTTTATCTGTCCCGGCTTGCGCCTTGGACAAGATAGGGGGATTCACTGATTAGCTTAAACGCAGAAGGCCGGGGCGACCCCATAGGAACGGCCAGAGTAGGAGTAGTTCGGAGAACCGTCAGAGTAGACAATGCAGAAAAAGTTCGTGTTGCCAGCACAGACAGAACGCAGCCACCAATACGCAGTTGATGTTGTAGCATTATGACGATAGAATACTTTGCTGTTCCCGGCTTTATAATAGTCATATTGCAACTGTGAATTCTGTTCATACTGACTGGCGTATGTTCTTGCTCCCTGAACTTCAAACTCAGACAGCAACCATAAGTAATCAGTCGTTGCGGTTATTGCACTTGCTGCGTTGGTAGTTCCACCTGTATTATCAGAATACTTTGTACAAGACTTCATAACCGCACGAAGATCACTTGGCAATGCAGCCATAAATGTCTTTGCAGTAGGGCTTGTTGGATTTTGACCAAGTAACGTATTTCTCATGGAACAGCCATTCCATCCACCAGCGTTCGTACTGTTTCCAGAGGTTGATCCATTCATGGTAAATGTGCCGTTCCAGTTACCATACTGTGAATCAATAAAACTAATCTGATTACCGCTTGCACTAACCTTACCGATTTGGAAATGAATGCGATTTGAACCTTCTTTTGCACTGTTATGATTGAATCCTAAAATAAAGGCCCAAACATTCATATTAATTGCAGTAGAACTAACAGTGCCATTAACTGTAATCTGCTTTGCATCACCAACTTTCCAATAAGTAGAGGCAATGCCAGCATCAGAAACCTTGCGAATATCTGCCCAAGACATACTATTAAGAGCTGCCATAGCAGGAACAAACTCGGCTTTTACAGTAAATGTTTTATTTGCAGGAGCATTGTGATTTGTGCCAGCGGCAACTTTAACAGTAATCGTTGCTGTACCAGATTTCTTATTTACATGACTAACAGTAATGACATTGCCGCTAACAGAAACAGTTGCAACACTGGTGTTACTGGATGTAGCAGAAATCGCACCATCACCAGCCCGTGTCGCAGTTACAGTATCCGTTAATTTATCACTGTTCAATGTTACAGATGACTTATTTAAGCTCAAACTGCCAGCAGCTTTACCGATTGTCCAGGACACTTCTTTTGCGGCAGTAGAACCATCACTCCAGCAATAATCGGCAGTTGGTGTAAATGTGGCCTTATATGTACCAGCATTTGTTCCCTTAGCCACCCCGCCAATCGTCAACTGAGTGGTATTGTAATTACTAAACGTTGGTGTAAGTTCAGCACCCGTGTAAGTAAGCGATCCGCTTTGAGCAGGAACAGCAGACAACTTAACCCTATTGGGAATTGCTGTAATTCTTCCAGTTGTATTTGCATTTACAGCACCTTCAGTAGAAATTGGAAACAGAGCAAAATAATAAGTAGTCCCGTTTGTGAGGCCAGTCACCTCCAGCGGACTACTTGCATGTGCATTTCGAGTTGTACTATTCAAAACCAATGTACCATCATCAGGGGAAGTAGGATAGTCGCCAGTTTTATAAACCACTTTTGTACTTGCCCATGTAGAGAGTGTCACACCATCTTGAACTTTAGTTGCAGCAGGATCAGCCCACGTAAGTTGAACACGACCATTCAACTGTGCGGCGACCGTCAAAGCAGATACATCGCCAGTAGGAACAGGATTAGGAGTAATGGTAACTTCGTTCTGCGGATCATCGGCATATGTATTTGTGGTAGAATATGGGAAGAACTTATAATAATAAGTCACACCGTCACTCAAACCGCTATCACAAAAATACTGTGTTTTATATGCGTCACGAGTTTTATTATCAAGAACTACTGTACCATCACGGCGACTTGCTGGCATAGAACCAGCTTTACGAACCAGTAACGTACCAGCCCATGCCGCAAGAGTAGCATCGCCAACAACCGTATCAATAGGGTCAGTCCATTTCAAATACGCTTTACCTGAAGCAGCCAACGTAGCAAGGCCAGTC